AGATGAATATCCGCTATATTATAAATTATTAATTTATAAAATTGATGGTAAATCAAATGCGGAAATACAAGAATTATTAAATGATGAATTTGGTATTACTTATACAGTTGAATATTTATCTTCTTTATGGCGTAATAAAATACCTAAAATGATTGCGGAAAAGGCTAAAGAAGATTATTTAATATGATATTATACTTATCAAGATTATGGAAAATGAAAAAGATGTTCAAGATGTGGTGAAGTTAAATTAGCTCATAATAGATTTTTTTCAAAAAATAATACTTCTAAAGATGGATTTTATTCTATTTGCAAACAATGCAGAAACAAAAAAACTAAAGAAGTAAAAGAATAGAAAGGAGTTGAATTTAATGGGTAATTTAAAAGCGTGTCAAAAATGCGGCAAGGTAATGGACGAAGAAGCGCAATTTTATCTTCGTAAAAATGGAACTCGTATGGATTTATGTAAAAAATGCTTAACTATGCATATTAATAACTATGAACCTGAAACTTTTTTATGAATTTTAAAAGATATGGATTTGCCTTATATTCCTGAAGAATGAAATGTTTTAAGAGATAGAGCTTTTGAAAATGCAAGACAAAAAGGAAAAGCATTAGATGGAATGTCTGTGTTTGGAAAATATTTATCTAAAATGAAATTAAAACAATGAAAACCTTATGGATGAGAAGATTCAGAGAAGTTGCAAGCAATAAACGCAGAAAAAAAGAAGGCTATCGAAGTAGAAAGAGAAAAATATGAAGAACATTTAAAAGAACAATTAGATAGCGGAGAAATTACTGAAGCTCAATACAGAACATTAGTAAGTACTTCTACTCAAAATCAAGAACAATTATATGCTCAACCTATTGTTACTAATGCTGTTGATAATCCTTTTGGAGATGGTAGCGGCTTTATGTCTGAAGATGATTTAGTTGATTTAGGTGAAGAGCTTACTGAAGATGATAAAAAATATCTTGCTATGAAGTGAGGAAGATTATATAAACCCGCAGAATGAGTTGAATTAGAAAAAACTTATAAAGAAATGACAGAATCTTTTGATATTCAAGATGCGGATACAATTAATACATTAATTTTAATTTGCAAAACAAATTTAAAAATGAACCAATATTTAGATAGCGGAGATATTGAAGGTTTCCAAAAAATATCAAAAGTAAGTGAAAGTTTAAGAAAGACTGCAAAATTTACTGCCGCACAAAATAAGGATGATAAAGATGAATATGTTGATTCTGTTGGTGAATTAATTGCTATGTGTGAGAGAGATGGTTTTATACCTCGATATGTAACTGATATTCCTCAAGATAAAGTAGATGCTACTTTAAAAGATATGAATGATTATGTTAAGAAGCTTGTTACTCAAGATTTAGGTTTTGGTCAACAAATTGAAGATGCTTTAAAGAAAATTCAAATTCAAAAAGAAATGGAAGAAAGCTTTGATCAAGATGTAGAATTAGATGATAATGATTTTGAAGAATATCATAATGCTATTGAAGAACAAAAACAATTAGATGAAGAAGAATTGGGTGATGAATAATGGCTTTAGCAAATTTATTAGAACTATCTTCTTCAAGAACTAATGGTAAAATAGGTTTATCAGAAGAGCGTATTAAAGCACAAATTCCTATTATTAGACAATATGTTGCTTATTGGCGTGAATACCCAGATAGGTTCATTGAATTTTTATGTGGAAGTAATCCTGAAAATTTTCAATTATATTTTTATCAAAGAATATTTTTAAGGGCGGTAATGCGTCATAAATATGCTTATGCAACATTTCCTCGTGGTTATTCTAAATCATTTTTAGCTGTTTTAGTTTTAATGTTGCGTTGTGTTTTATACCCTGGAGCGCATTTCTTTGTTACCACTGGTGGTAAAGAACAAGCGGCAGGTATCGCGCGTGAAAAAGCTGAGGAATTAGTTAAACTTATTCCAGGTCTTAAAAATGAAATAGATTGGTCAAGAGGGGCATCAAAAGCATCAAAAAATGAGGTAACTTATGTATTTAAAAATGGTAGTAAGTTAGATATTATGGCTGCACAACAAAGCTCCCGTGGTAAACGTGCTACTGGTGGTTTAATGGAAGAGGTTATTTTGATTGACCAACAACAATTAAATGAAGTTATTATCCCAACCATGGTTGTAGATAGACGTCTTGCAGACGGTTCAAGACATGAAGAAGAAGTTGCAAACAAATCTCAAATTTATGTTACTACTGCGGGTTGGAAAAATTCATTCTCTTATGATAAGTTAATTCAAATTTTAATACAACAAATCATTCATCCTGAAGAAGCTATAATGCTTGGAGGAACTTGAAGAATTCCAGTTATGGAAGGATTACAACCTAAAAACTTTATTCAAGGATTAAAATTAGATGGTACTTATAATGATGCTTCATTTTCAAGAGAATATGAATCTGAATGGAGCGGAGATGCGGAAAATGCGTTTTTCTCTGCAGAGAAGTTTGATCAACATCGTGTATTACTTCAACCTGAGAAGGAGGCTAGCGGCCGCAACAGTAAAGCACAATATTATGTGCTTGGAGTCGATGTTGGACGTTTTAAGTGTACTACCGAAATTGTTGTAATTAAAGTTACTCCTCAAGTTCAAGGCCCAGCACTTAAGGCTATTGTTAATATATATCCTTATGAGGCTGAAGATTTTGAGGTTCAAGCAATTAATATAAAAAGATTATTTTATAAATATAAAGCAAGACAAGTTGCAATAGATGCTAATGGTTTAGGTGCTGGTTTAATTGATTTTATGACAAAAGTTCAAATAGACCCAGAAACTGGAGATGCTTTGCCTGCTTTTGGTGTTTCAGGTGGAACATCAGAAGATATTACAGAGCCTTATAAAAAGATAAAAGGTCCTGATGTTGAAAATGATGCTATGTATTTAATTAAAGCAAATGCAGCCATTAATACTGAAGCTCATACTTATGTTCAAACTCAAATGTATAGTGGTAAAGTTAGATTTTTAATTGATGAAAATCAAGCTAAAACTAAATTAATGTCTACAAAAGTAGGACAAAATATGACGCCTGATAAAAGAGCAGAAGAGCTTATGCCTTTTACTCAAACCACTATTTTAAAAGACCAAATGTTAAATTTAGTGGAAGAGAATGAAGGTACAAATATTATTTTAAAACAATCTAATAAAGGAATTAAAAAAGATAAATTTTCTGCTTTTGAATATGGAATGTATTATGTAAAACAAGAAGAAGATAGAAAAAAGAAAAGAAAGAAAAGAAATATTGCGGAAATGGTATTTTACTCAGGAAGTTAAAAAGACTTTGGACAAAATTAACTGATTGAGATACTGGAATATTAATATAAATATAGAAATATTTTAGTATGTCTATCATATCTGCGAAATGGAGGTATACATGAGAGCGAGTAGAGGAGAAATTAAGATTGAAGAAGTCCTTCAAGAGGCTGGCTTAGTATTTGAAGAAGAGTATTCTTTTCCAGATTTAGTTAGCACAAGCGGACGTCCGTTAAGATTTGATTTTGCGGTATTTGATGATGAACATGAATTAATGTTTTTATTAGAATATCAAGGTATTCAACACTATTCTCCTAAAAGTAAATTTGGTGGCTATACTGGACTCCGTAAACAACAATACAATGATATGAAGAAAAAAGAATATTGTCAAAAACATGGAATTATATTATTAGAAATACCTTATACTGTTGAAGGTAGAATAGATTACGATTATATTATGAATTTATATTATGCAAAAGGTGGATATTAAATTTTTGACAGAGTTTAAAAATTATGATATACTAAAATAGAGATTAAGAAAAGTGAGGTGTCTATCTTGATTAATAGAAAAGAAGAAATAAAAAAGAAAGGCTTTAAAATGTCTTTCGCTGATAGCACCAGTAATTCTGAAACTCAAAATAGTTTTGTTCCTGTTGATTTTTCAAAAATTAAAGTAGGAGCAAAAACATTAGAAGATGCTATTTTAGATCTAGGTAATTATCAGAAAGTTGATAAAAGATTTACTAGAAGAGATTTAATTCTTAAATCTCTATATGATAATGATTATGCGGAAATGCGTGAAATATCAAAATTTTATTTTGAAACAAGTGGTATTTATTCAAGATTATGTAAATACATGGCTTATATGTATAGATATGATTGGATGGTTACTCCTTATATTAATGATGAAGTAGCTAGTGAAAAAGATAAAGATACTGCTTTAGCGGATTTCTATAAAATCTTATTATATTTAGATAATTCTGAACTTAAAAAACTTTTTGGAGAAATAGCATTAAAAGTTATAAAGAATGGATGCTATTATGGGTATTTAGTGCCTACTGCAAAAAGAATTACTGTTCAAGAGTTACCTGTAAATTATTGCCGTTCAAGATTTACAGTAAATGGACGTCCAGCAATAGAATTTAATATGAGATATTTTGACTTAGCGTTTAAAGACACAACTCAAAGGGTTAAAATGTTAAACTTGTTCCCTCCTGAATTTAAGAGAGGATACATCTTATATAAAGAGGGAAAATTACCGCCTCAATTTGCGGGAGATACTGAAGGTTGGTATTTATTAGACGTAAATGCCACAATTAAATTTAATATAAATGGTGATGATGCACCAATGTTTATGTCTGTTATTCCTGCATTAATTGATTTAGATGAAGCAAAAGATTTAGATAAAAAGAAAATGGCTCAAGAATTACTTAAAATTATTATTCAAAAGATGCCTGTTGATAAAAATGGAGATTTAGTATTCGATGTAGATGAAGCACAACAATTACATAATAATGCGGTTGCTATGCTTAAAAAAGCTATAGGGATAGATGTATTAACAACGTTTGCAGAGGTTCAAGTTGCGGATATGAGCGATAATCGTAGTACTGCAACTACTGATGATTTGGAGAGAGTGGAACGTGGAGTTTATAATGAAGCTGGTATTTCTCAAATGCAATTCAATACAGATGGTAATATAGCTCTTGAAAAATCAGTACGAAATGATGAAGCATCATTGTATAATTTAATTTTACAATTTGAAGGTTTTATAAATGATGTTATTGAAAAATATAACAAAAAACCTAAAAAATATTATTATAGAGCGCAAATTCTTACTACAACAATTTATAATTATCAAGATATGGCAAAAATATATAAAGAACAAATGCAAGTTGGTTTCAGTAAAATGTTACCACAAATTGCAATGGGTCAAGCTCAAAGTACAATACTTGCAAATGCATATTTTGAAAATGATATATTAGATTTAGTTAATGTATTTATACCTCCTATGATGTCTAGTACAATGAATAGTGATGTATTAAATAGAGTAAATCAACAAAATAAAGAAAATAAAACTAATGGCGGAAATAGCTCTGATAGTCAAGGTGGAAGACCTGAAAAATCTGATGATGAAAAATCTGAAAAGACTATTCAAAATGAAGAAAGTCAATCTTAATAAAAATCAGGGCAAAAAAAGAAAAATTGTTTCCCACTTTATTTATATATAAATAAGTGGAGATAAGAAGAAAGGAATAGATAGTTATGATGCACCAATCAATAGCAACTATAGACTCTCCAGAGTTTATTAATCTACAACCTTTAGAGATTAACCCACTAATGAGCAGCTGTGAAATAAAAGTTTTATATCTAGGTGAAAATAGAAACCACAGTTATATTACTAAAGAGGTTGCGACAGAAATGGCAAAAACTCTACGTGGAGCGCCTATTGTTGGATATTATAAAGATGAAAAAGAAGATTTTAGAGACCACGGTGAAAAGATTATCTTTGATGATGAAGGCGTTAAGTTTGAGTGTTTAACTAAACCTTATGGTTTCGTTGCACCTGATGCCAAAGTATGGTTTCAAAAATTTGAAGATACTGATGATTTTGGAAATAAAGTTACTAGAGAGTATCTTATGACCACTGGGTATCTTTGGACAGGTCAATATGAAGAGGCTAAGCTAGCTATAGAAGAGGGAAGACCTCAATCTATGGAACTAGATGAAGAAACTTTAGATGGACGCTGGTCAACAAACAATAATACAGGTATGGATTTTTTCATAATAAATGATGCAATTTTTTCAAAGCTTTGCATTTTAGGTGAAGATGTTGAACCTTGCTTCGAAGGCTCAAGCATTACCGCACCAGAAGTAAGCAAACAATTCACTAAAATGGATGATGACTTTAAAAAGACATTATTTACTATGATGCAAGATCTAAAACATGCGTTAAAAGGAGGATACAAAATGGAACTAGAAGATAAAAATGTTGAAACTGAAGTTACTACTGCTATTGAAGAAGAAGTAACTACTGTAGAAGCTCCTGAAACTGAAACTGTTGAAGAAACAGTAGAAGAAGTAGCTGCTGTAGAAGAAGAAACTATTTCAACAGAAGATACTGATGATTCCATTGATGCTACTCAACCTAGTCAAGAAGAAGAATATACTGCTGCTAAAGATGATAAAGAAGAATCCGAAGAAGATAAAGATGAAGATGAAAGCGCTGAAGACACAGATAAGGAAGACGATAGCGAAGAAGATGAAGATAAAAAAGAAAAAGATTATTCTTTATTAGAACAAGAGCTAGAAACTTTAAAAACTAGTTATGCGGAAATGGAAGCAAAATATCAAGAATTGGTAACATTTAAAGAAGCTGTAGATAACGAAAAGAAAGACGCTTTAATCAATAGTTTCTATATGTTATCTGATGAAGATAAAAAGGACGTTATTGAAAATAAATCAAAATATTCTCTAGATGAAATAGAAGCAAA